AACTCGACACCGCGCAACAACTCGCCGACGCCCTGCACCGCGCCGAACAGGCCGAAGCGCAGTTGTTTGCCCTGCAAAACAGCCGCACTGTGAAGGCCGTGCAAACGCTGCGAAATGTGCTGCGCAGAGCCTGATTTGCAGACATGCAAAAATAGTCTGAATTCAGGGGTTTACAGAAATTATCCAGTCGCTATAATCGTCGCCCACACGCCGGTATAGCTCAGTTGGTAGAGCAACTGACTTGTAATCAGTAGGTCCCGGGTTCGACTCCTGGTGCCGGCACCATACAAAACAAAGGCTCGCAGCAATGCGGGCCTTTTGTTTTTGCGCTAGACGTAACAAGGGACGTAACAAGCACGTTGTTCACTGAGAGGGCTGCGTTATGGAATGGCTAAAGACTTTCTCCGCTGATTATGCAAATGCAGTTACGGCCGTTGTAGCAATCCTAGCGCTCTTGATCACCAGCATTACCCTTTTCTACTTAAGGCGAGAGTACAGGGCGAAATATCGTCCGTACGTAGTGCCAGTCGTGAACGTAGAGCGTTTCAATCCTGCGCCAGAGGAAACGGTATACGTCACTAGCGTTCGTCCATTGAACATTGGGCCGCACCCCTGCTTTGTGATGCTGACCTCTCTTCAACTGCAAATCGGCGATGAGACATATGACACGCCTAGCAATCTAAGGTGGTCATTGATTGGGCCTGGTGGTGCCGCATATACGTTCCCCATAGGCCATATCAATCAATTCGGGATGGACGGTGTCCGTGAGGGCCGGTACAGACACAATCGGATCGAGGTGAGATTTCAGCTTCACTCGAAGTCGGTAGATGACGGTCATCAGCAAATTCAGCAATTCATTTTCGAAATTGTCGCTCAAGAAAATCCAATTGCTGTAATCCGACCCGAGTGGATCACCGACGTAACGCGGAACTGAACCGCTGCAGTCAATCGATGGTGCGTGTATGCAGCGGAGTAGCGTATGGGCGCTTTTAAGCGGCAGTCATCCTCATCAAGGGATCGCGCTACAACGACATCGGTCAACCAGACTCCCCCCCTTTTATGTTGACCCACGGGGAAAAGGTAATTTTGGTAATTCGTTTTTAAATGAGCAGACAAAACCTTTTAAATCAATGAGTTAGTCAAATCTCTTAAAGGTAATAATAGGGTAATTTTCTAGTAATCAGATTACCTTTTACCCTAGTCAGATCCTAACCTTAAAAAAATCTTTAAAATCAGGGGCTTGCGAAAAAATTACCTTTTCAATTACCCCAAATTACCTTCTTTGGTAATCGCTCAAAGCCACGTTCCACAAGGCTTACAGCCCCCCCTCGTTACCAAATTCCCAAAATTACCTTTTCCCCAGCCCTCAACTGGGAATGGCGATCTGATCGCCCCAAAAAACAGATCTGCAGACTCACCATGGTCATTTTCGGATATCGGATCTGCCATGCTTACCAAGTCGAAATCGAGTGCAGTCGTATGAAAGCTCAGCTACCCACCCGGATCCGGCTACAGCCCTCGACTTGCGGGCGTTGTAGCTGAGCGGTCTGCGCCCGTTAGCATTGCTCCGTGCCGGTCAAAAGAGATTGATCGAAAATCTAAAAACGCCCGCAATCCCACGCTTTAAAAGCTCTCGCCCAATGAGACCGGGCACCTCAGCGATATCGCCGCCGAGACCACCCCGCGTACCGCTGTGCAACCGCACTGCATTTCCCCTCAAAACTTTGCACTCTGTGCAATGGACGATCGTCTGCAGCGTCCCACGGCCCGCCTGGGCTGCAGCTTCGTTTGCACTACATCCGCATTTGCACAAAAAAAGGACACAAGGCCCGTTGGCGGGAGGGGGATAAGTGCTTTTTCAGCAGATTTTTTTATGACGCCAGCATTTTCCCAGGGCGGCGCAGTCGCCCGCCGACCGCGCACAAAAAAGCCCCCTACGGCCTAGGCTGTGGGGGCTTGTCTCTAGCGATCAGTCGCTAGCCTTATGCCGCTTCCACCGAAAGCGAGATACGGCGACCGAGCAGTTGCAAAGCGCGCTCGACATTCTCGATTTTGGAGTGATGGAGAAAGTCGACCAGGCGATCTATCTGGGGCCGATTCACGTCCAAGCGACGGGCCAACTCGGCTTTACTCACCCCAGATTCCAAGAGCGTATTCCACAACGCGACTTTCGAAGCGGTAAGTGCTGGCAGACGCAACACGGCGTGACCCGCTGCAATCTCCCCTCCACCGGTTGGTATCGCCCGACGATCATCAACATAAATAGACAAAGCTGTCTCAATTGAATCCAGTGCGCTATCTAGAGCTTCATCCAGCGTTTCGCCGGCGGCATGCATCTCTGGAATCTCAACACATGACAGCCAAACGCTGCCCGGTTCTTTGTGAACCTCTAACGCATACTCAAACATTACGCGACTCCTCTTCCTCGACTACCGGAATACTTGCTCACTTGCTCACTTGCTCACTTGCTCACTTGCTCACTTGCTGACTTGCTGACTTGCTGACGAGGGTACAGCCGAGCCTCAGTCCTTGAGGCCCAGCTGTTTGATTATCGACTTTCTCAGCCCTTCGCCCATTTCCTTGGCTCCGTGGTCGGGAAATACGGTTGATTTGCCATTCAGTGAAACCTTGAAGTGGCTGCCCTTGCCGGCCTGAAACTCAACGCCTTGGGCCTTCAACCATCGCCGAAACTCACTGTACTTCATGCGCAACCCTCGTCGTTTCGGTGAAGCCATTCTGCAACAAAAAAGATGCACGTGCAACATTAATGATGCAGCGCAGTAGCGACTTTTCCTACTCCTCGCCGTCAGTCGATATCTGGGTGTCAAGGTGTCGCGTCCGCGATATACTGTTTATTCATACAGTATCGGCGACGCATAGGTGTATCGATGGAAACAATCTCCTCACCTGCCGTATCCGCTAAGTCGTCCGCTATCGCCTTCTGGCAGGTGATGCTACGCGATGACGTGGCGCTTCTTGCAATGCCAGGCGCCCATCACAAAGCGCTGCTCAGACAAGCTCACGCGCTGCATCGAGATCGTCTAATTGATGCCGACGACCTGAGCGAAATGCTGGAGTTTGCAGACGCCGCGCTGGCCTATGCGATTGAAGTGTTACTAGACCTCGACGGCGACGCATAGGAGGAACAATGCGTGTACTGGTTACACCCATGCGTGTGCGTGGCATCGCTTTAGATCCGAAGGAGCGACGCCGCTTTCCGGCGATTCGAGGCAACGTCATGGTCAACTCAACAGACTGCAACGAATTAGGCCGAGCCGCGAATGTTGCTCGAGTCGATGTGGGAATGCCGCTCGATCCGGATCCCCTGCCGCCTTTGTTTGACGCAACGCTGGCAGGGATGGCCGTGACGGGATTTGTACTGAGCGGGATTGAATTTATTGATGGCTGCGCTTATGCACAATCTTGGTGGTGTCGCGAGGGATAAACTGGGCCCGCATTTAAGATCGCCGAGAAAACGAACAAAAAAACAGGGGCCAATGGCCCCCGTTTTCAAAACAATCAAATCTGATGAAAATAACGATACAAATACAACGCCCAATAAATAGCTTGTAGAGCACGTATAAGTTCTTCAGGGAAAAGCTTTCGAAAAAAATCTTTCATGATTCACAACTCCAAAGGTTGCAGGATTTTCGTCATCGAAATTGACGGCGAACTTTTCCCTGCTCACTTCAGCGAATCCAATCCCCAACCGTTTTCGCTCTAACAATCTAACTAGCGAAGAAACTAACGTACAAATTAACAAATTAGCTAACCGTACGTTGTTGACGATTCGTTCACCAAGCCATAACCTTTGAGCTTCTGACGACGCAAGGGTGTAGGTTGTGAGCAGGTGAGAGAATCCTATCACAGCATTTCGGAAACGAATCCACCCTAAATTCTCTCCCAAAGGCCCACCCCCGCGTGGGCCTTTTGCGTTTTTGCCCTCCCACCGGTCAGCCCTTCATGCGAATTCGCCAGTAATTTAAAGGGTTTTTGGATCAGGGTGTATCTACAGCATACCGTTAATAACGGTTCAAGTTAGGGCAGTTATCAAACTGACTTCCCGACGAACGGTCATCACCCCCTGAGCGCTCCCACCGCCAGATGCAGATATCAATATCTAAACATATAAGTTTTATTGGGGTTGGAGCTGAGAAAAAAACGATAAGGCAACTTCCGTACACAGTTTCGCTATTGTAACCAATGTACTCGCCAGTCGAACCAATGCGTTCTACAACGTAATAGGTTTCACCTTGGCCGCTAGCGCCAAAGCTTGTGCGGCCTTCGTTGTGAACGCTGCTGAGTCGGTTGGACTTGGCGTTGGTCCGGGGACATGCGTGTGCGCAGCCAGTTGTGTATTCATCTGCGGCAGCAGATCAAGTGTGTCGCATACCACCCGAAACAAGTTCACGCCTTCGGAACCGATCCAGTTCTTCGGCGCCTGCAAACGCTGACTGGCGCCGGCCACGCTTTTACGCAACCCCTCGATCCGCTCCTGCATGTCCCCGCCTACCGTGGCGTTGTACTTTTGACCCACTACTACGTTCAGATCCCGGCCAGTCGCCTGGTGCAGGTCATCGACCGCCGCCACACTTGCAGATCCGCCCGACAGCAACTTGAGCGCGCCCAGCGCCTCAATCTTCTTGATGCCCCCTACCGTCTCGGTCGAATGATCGTCCACCGTCCTGGTGTGATTCTGGAAAGCCTCGGTGTTGTCCAAGGCTTCAACCTCGCGCTCGATCGCCTTGTCCTGGATCTTTCCATCGGTCTGGCGCAGCCAGTTGCCATCCGCGTCGACGCGCTGCTGGCAGGCTTCGCTGTGCTGCCAGACCTGGTCGCCCTTCGGCACCCGGGGTAGGCTCAGACCGTGCGGCAGGATCTGCGTGATGAATGGCTTGTGTGGCAGACCGTAAGCGAAGCTGATCACGACGGTGGTGCCCTCCTCCGGAAAGCCAAACATGCCCGCTTCTTGCCCGCCCATCGGCGCCGGCAATGGCAGGCCTTCGAGGATCGGTAGATCCGGATCAGGCTCGCCATCGGCCAGCAGCACTTCGACATCGACGCCAAAGCGCGGCCGGAAGTCGTCACACAACCCGGGCGCCGCCGGCGCATCCGGTACCGCGACCACGCGGCCAAAGCGCGGCAGGTGGTAACCGCCGCTCAGTTCAGGAAATTGGCGCGCTACGCTGCGCTTTATTGCGTCGTCCATTTGATCGCCATTTGATTGCCGGCGAGAGTCACGCTGGTGATCCGTTCGCCCTGGTTGATAGTTGCGCCTGGTCGAAGCCCCGGAAGGGGCGCGATCACCGCGCTTTGATTGCCCTGGTAGCCGTCGAACAGTTCGACCGGCAGCTGCAGCGCAGTGCGGGTACCGAAGAAGCTGTCGGCCCAACTGCCTACAAACACTTCGCCGTCGCCCTGCTGCTGCCAGATGAAGTCGGGGATTTTGAAGACGTTGGCCAGACTGTCCATCGCCAAATAGCCCGCCGCCAGGCTGTAGAAATACGGCGCTTTGACCTTGGCATAAGCCTTGTCCGGAACCCGAAAGCCCAGCCCGGTTTTATCGCTGATCTCGGCCAGCACCGCCGGCAGATCGACGTGACGCAGGTTCAGCGGCAACGGGTTGGCCAGGATCGATGACAACTCACGGCAAGCCACCAACTGCTGGGTGCTGTTGGCGGCGGTCGACCGTTCGACGTAGCCAAGGAAGTGACGCTGCAGCGTGCGCTCGTTGTAGCCGATATCCAGCGTCACCAGTCCTTTCAACGATTCGCCGGCCTGCACCGTAAACGTCGCACGGCCAGGGCTTTTGATGTCCAGGCGCACTTCGTCCTTGATCAGCGGGTAGACCTGGCCGGCGATTGTCAAAACCTTATGCAGCTTCATGTTTTGGGCGCCAGGTAGTCATCCAACTTCTTGAGGGTCTTTTCAAAGCCGCTCAGCTCTTGGGTCTCGCCTCCCGTCCCACCACCAGCTGCGGCGCCGCCGACCGCCTGGCCGGGTGCTGATTGCGCGCTGACGCCGTTCGCTGTCCGTCGCTGTTCGACCTTCTCGGGGTTCGAGGCTTTTTCCGACAGTGTGAACTGGACCAGCCAAGCGGCCAGCGTGTCGTCTTCCCGGGCGCTGACACCGTCCGAAAACTGCACCTCACGAATGCCGAACGCGGCGGCGGTATCGTTGACGATCCGGTACATCTTGAGCTGGCCACCGCCGGCAGTGGCCTCGGCCAAGCGCATGATCGTACGCATCTGCACCGCATCAACGAAGGGGATCATCAGCGACACCGCTAGGGTTTTCGGCTTGAAGCCCTTGTGGGCAGTTTCGGTGTTGCTGGTTTGGCCAGACAGATCATCGGCTTCGATGCGCAGGTTGGCGGTGATCTTCATCCCCGGGTGCTGCAGTGGGGACGCAATAGGGGATTCCTTGAGGGCAACCCTGCCCTAGGAATCGAGGCGCCGATTGAACGGAAGCAACGCCGGTTGCCACGGTTGAACGTGATGGACGTTCTCATTGATCGCGCAACGGCACGCGGTCGTCTGGCACGCAATGAGCCGGGTGGTTGTCCCGAGTACCTGGCCACTGCTATGAAGTTGGCCTACCTGTGTCGACTGCGCGGCATTGAGGTCGTGACACTCACGGACGCGAACGAACTGGAGGAAGGGATTCTGACCAATCGACGCAAGGGCAGTCGGGACAACATTATTCGATGGACGCCGCGACTGCGCACAGTGTGGGAAGGCGCGAAGGCTTTGCGCGCAAGGGTTTGGGAACGCCGTAACACGCCTATCCCGATCGCGCCGTCAAAGCGCTTTATCATCGTAGCCAGCCACGGTGGCCCGCTTCGAAAAACAAGTCTCGATACCGCTTGGCAGAGATTCATTACACTTGCGATCGCAGATAGGGAAATTACTCCTGACGACCGCTTTGCCTTGCATGACTTAAAACGACGCGGTATCACAGACACAGTCGGCAATAGAGCAGATAAGCAAGAAGCCAGTGGACATCTTGATGCAAAAATGATGGACATCTATGATTTAAGTATCCCCGTCGTATACCCATCAGCAGAGTGATGGCACAGATCAAAGATGAAAGTTGGTGATATTCCCCCGTACCCAGGAGAAACCGATGCCAAAAGGAACGCCGAATCCAGGACAGCTGTGGAATGGTGAGATTAGTTTCTTCTCGATTGACACAGATGTCATACAAAGCGCTGGGTACAATTTTGAAGCGGGGGCACTAAACCAACTTCACACTCAGCTTCCGAAGAGCATGGAGTTGCAGTTAACAGATGTTGTAGTCAATGAAGTAGTAAGCCACCTCATGGAGCCAGTGTTAAAGTCGATACAGGAAATCCAAACAGCTGCAGCAAGCCTAAAACGTAAAACGGGTTTGCCAATGGATCAGATCAGCGATCTTTTTACTGACCTTAATCCCATAGCATCGTCTCGCCTCCATTTTCGCCAACTTGTTGAGGATTATGCAGAAAGATGCGGGGGCGGGATTCTGCCCATGGACGGGGAAGGTGTCTTGAAAGAAATTTTTCGTCGATATTTCTCAGTATTACCACCCTTCGAGCAAAAATCGGCGAAAAAATCTGAGTTCCCTGACGCCGCCGCACTGTTAATTTTGGAAGCGCATGCTGAGGAATACAACTCGGCCGGAATAGTCGTGTCCAGAGACGGCGGCTGGCAGGCCTTCGCCGACCAGTCCGACTATCTCTACTGCGTCAAAACACTAGATGAGCTCACTGCATTGTTTGCCGCCACAGGCGAAGTGGCATCCACAATCCATGCAGCTATACGCGCTGCCATCGAAGACAGATTGTCACCTTTGCGATCTGACTTGAATGATGCCTTCAAAGATCACGTCGTCAATGCAACTTGGGATGTCGGAGACATCTACACTGACTCTGGTTCACGAGTCGAAGCGGAGATTTATGACGTCAGATTGATCGATCATGATTTGAGCATCGAAGACACGGAGATCTGGAACGATGAAGATGACCCGACCAAATGGCTCATAGAGCTTTCAGCTACGGTCAAGGTTCAGGTCTTTAGTAGTTTCACGACCTATATTTGGGATTCAATCGATCGAGAAGAGATCCCGATGAACTCCGATAGAGTCGATTCCGAGGAGGAAATCGAGGTTACGGCCTACCTCACATGCACTGATGTCCAATCCGGATCTACTCCTCGGCAATGGGACGTTGAGATAGAGATCGCTTCAGGTGATTACGTAGTAGATTTGGGACAGGTATCAACCTACCCGTGGGACGATGAGTACTGACAGCACGTAACAAACCCAACGGACCTTCGAAAAACCAGCCTTGGATCGAGTCCTGAACGTAACAACGATCATCGTAACTCATTGATTTTACTGTTTTAAGCAACTCCCTTGTAATCAGTAGGTCCCGGGTTCGAATCCTGGTGCCGGCACCATACAAAACGAAGCCCCTGCAGAAATGCAGGGCTTTGTTGTTTCTGAGTCAGCCAAGAAACCCCAAACGAGGATCAGGCAGGATACAAATCCCGCAATGCCTCAGGATGCTGACTTGCAACACGCAAGAGAGTCTGCGCTGCACCCGTCGGCTGCCTACGCCCCTGCTCCCAATCCTGCAAAGTCCGCAGACTCACACCGATCAGTTTGGCAAACGCACTTTGAGAAACGCCCACTTTGGCACGCGCCTCTGCTGCCGCAGAGAGCGGCACTTGAGTCACGCGCGCAGCCTTTCCAGCCTTCATCTGACGTACAGATTCCAGCAAGTCCTGCTGGAATTGCTCCAGTTCATCGACCATCGCTGATTTCCTCCTTC